GTAGTGAAAGGGTCCGCTCCAGAAAAAACGGGGGTCATGTGACGCCGCTGTTGTTTCTGAGGGCGACAAACGCTGCAGCGGCACACTGAGGCACGACGGCGTTACCGAGGGCGTGTAGCGCTTCCCGCCGGTTCGTGAGCGTGCCAGTGACCCAGCTGGCCGGGTATCCCATCATCCACTCGACGAACGCCGGGGCTAGTCGGCCGTCGGCGGTGGGGTCGGGGGCGGGTCGTCCGAGGATGGTTTCCCAGCGGGCGACGGCGCCGGCGTACCGGCCAAACGTTGCTCGTGCTCGATCGCCATCCGTAGATCGGTGACCGAGGTCCGGTTCGCTCCGTCGGTCATGTTCTGTTTGCGGGCGAGGTGTTGTTCTGCCGTGCCGCCCGGCTGCGACGCGGTCGGCGTCGGGAGTAGCTGCGTGGTCGTTCGCAGGTCCATGCCGCCGCTGCCGTGAATCCCTGGACCGTTCATATCCGACACCCTCGGCGTCGGGAGTAGCTGCGTGGGTAACTGGTCTAGTCGCCCGCGGCCTTTCCAATCCCTCGCGACCGGCGTACCAAGCAAGTCCCCACCAGCGGTTGCGTCGATGGGGCGCCCCAATGGCGGACGCCGGGAGAGTCCCCCAGGTGACGCCGTAGCCGATGCCGGCCAGTCCGTGAACGACTCGGCCCATAGCGTCCCCGTCGTTTGCAGTAAGCAACCCTGGCACGTTCTCGAGGAACAGGTCAGGTTGTGTCCCCATTCCGCTAACAAGTCGGGTGATGTCATCGAATAGCCATCTTTCGTCATGTATGCCAGCGCGCTTGCCAGCGGTTGATACGGGTTGGCACGGGAACCCGGCGACGATGAGATCCACGTCGGGGAGCTCGTCGAGGGCGGTAAAGTCGCCGAGGTTCGGGGCGGCTTCGTTAGCGTCGAGCCAGCGGTTAGCGCCTCGGTCGATGTCTGAGACGAACACGGTTTCGGTTTCGATGCCGGCGAGGTGTAGCCCTAGCTCGAGGCCGGCGATGCCGGTGCATAGCGAGCCGAGGCGTATGACGCTCATGTAACGCCGCAAACACTTTTGGCGACTTTCCATGACCGGCCCCAGTTGCGATGCAGGTTACGGGCGCACCATCGAGGCGACTTGCTGCGAACCTCCCCAGTGACCCAGACAAGATTATCGCCGGGCGTGGAGCCGTAGCGGTGCCCCATCGTGTGGCATGTCCAGTGGGACATGCCGCCGCCGACTACACGGACACGGAGGGTCTCAGCTGCCCTCATTTGTTGGGCGAGCGTGAACGACGACGGGGCTCGGCTGATCATGCGTGGCCGGTACCGTCGGCCCTCTGGCCATGAGTGGGCGCCATGCATGTTGTCCCACGTCGACTGTAGGAACTGGAAGGCGCCGTCTGCGCCTGAGCTTCGATTGGTGGCTTGGGCGTCGCCGCCGGACTCGCATCGGATGATTGGCGCCCATTTCCCGAAGTTGACCCACCGGCCCTCTGTCTCGTGGCCTTGGGCTTGTATGGGGGTGAGGGTCATGGCGACGATGGCTAGGGCGGCTAACGCCTTCACGCCGGCAGCTCGAGTTTGGCAAGGGCCTTCCGGTTGGGTGCTGGCATGTCGGCAAGTGGTTCGCCGAGCATGGCTAGGCCGAGGGCTCTGATCCAGATGGCGTCGGCTTCGTTATCGTCGAGGCCCCGATAACCAAGGATCTCTCGTGCCGCCACGATCATCTCCGTCTTGCCGGCCTTGCCTCCACCAGTTGCATACTGCTTCACGTTGGACGGGGGGACCTTGAGCACCCGTTGGCCGTGGAGGCGGTTGTATACGAGGCCGTGGAGCGTCCCGAGCATAAACGCCGAGTGTGATAGGTAGACGCCGGCTTCGATGACGATTAGCTCGGCTTGGTCTGCGTAGTGGCCTACGTGTTCGGCGATGGTGCTGGCCCGTTCGTATGGGTCGCCGTCTTGGTCGCTGGTGCAGAATGTGTCTTGTCCGTCGGGCCAGGCGATGCCGGTGGCTGTGTAGCTGAGATCGACGCCTATGACGTGGGTCATTAGTAGAGCCTTTTGGGGTCGGGTTCGGGTTCGATTTGGTGTGGTGTTTCGACGTCATCGGCCCCCTCTAAAGAGGGGGCCGATTCTGGTCGTGCGTCGGGATCGGGTGCGGGGTCGTGGGTGGTTGTGCTGTGGTCTGTGCTCTGACCTGCGGGTTTAGGTGTCGGGGGTCGTGGTTGGTCGTGCTCTGTCTCGTGCCTGTGGATAAGTGGGGTGTCCCGTGCTTGTGGTCGTGCTTTTTGGGGCCATTCTGCGGAGTTATCCACAAGCTGATATTGGGTGCGTTGGGAGCCACCGGGGCCGCCTTGGCCACCTTGGTTGAGTGCCCGCACTAGGCCCCGTTTGGCGAGCCTGTCGAGCATCCGTTGGGCCTTTCTTGTGTCTTGTCGGGTGACCATCGTCTTGGCTGTCATGGCTTGGGCGACGGCGTGGGAGTCTGCTGTTTGGGTTGGTAGATATCGGAGGAATGCGAGGGGGTCGAAGCGGGCTAGGGCGGTGGTTGTGCCGGCTTCGTGGTCGTGTTCGAGGTTGAGTGGGCCGACTATCGCTGCCGGCTGTTTGAGGTGGATCAGTTCGACTTGTGTGGCTCCTGGGTCGCCGTATAGGTAGATGACGGAGCCGGCGCCTGAGGCGATCCAGGTGGAGCCGTAGAGGTCGTCTAGTTTGTTGGGTTTTTTGTTGTCGCCTTGGGCTTTCCGGTTGTGGTGGTTGGAGACGGTTTGGATGCCGTTGGCGACGCATAGTTGGAGTGCCCGGTTGACGGCTGAGCCGACTTCGTCGTCTGAGAGCCTGATGGCGGCGTCTTTGAGCGAGTCGATAAATATTGTGTCGGCGCCGGCCTCGAGGCAGAGCTCTAGGAGGATGCTGGGCCGTTTGGCGACGTCTGCTGGTGGCGGGCCTTCCCATACGGCACAGTTGCCGAGGGCTTCACGGTGTTCTTCGTTGAATATTCGTCTCATGGCTCGCCGGATTTGGCTCGGGCGGTCCATGGCGAGGTAGAGGCATTTGGTTTTGGTGGGGGTGACGGGGTAGCCGAGCACTGAGGTGGTGATGCCGAGCCGGGCTGATAGGAGTTGTGTCATGAGCGTGGTTTTGCCGGCTCCGATGCCTCCGGCGATGATTAGGCCTTCGCCGGCTGCCCAGAGGATGTCTTCGTCTTCGCCCCAGATGGGTTCGATGGTGGCTTTGTCGTCGAGCACGAATTGGCCGCCTTGTTTGAGTTTGCGTGGTTCGGGTTCTTCGACTTCTCCTGGAGAGGTCGGGAGAGGTGGGGAGAGGTCGGGTATCGGTGCCTTGTGTCGGCCTGCTGCTATTGCTGCGGCTCGTGCGGCGGCGCTGAGGTCGCCTGAGTGCTCGAGGGTGGCGTAGGCCCTGAATCGGGTGTATCCGTGGGGGTCGCCGTCTTCGGTGACGTCAAAGGGCGTGTTGGGGCTGTACACGAACAGGCAGCCGTGTTTGATCGTCGCCGAGATCGCGGCTGTGGCGTTGGGGTGTTTCCACGTTGAGCCGTCGTCGTCGCCGTTGCCGGTCACGGAACGCCACCCGTACGGTTCGAGGATGTCGTTCCAGTGGGTGTTGTCGCTGTACCAATCGGCGATGCTTACGTCAGGGTTCGGGCCTTGCCTTGAGGGGTGCGCCAGCTGGAACGGTGCGACCGTTTCGAGTTGGGCGGTGATGTATGGGGCGAGCCAATCGGGGCACGTTACGGGTTCGGCCTCGTTGGCCCACGTGTATGGGGCGCCTGTTTCGGGGTGGGGGCTTGGTGGGAGGATGCTGTAGCGGTGGCCGTGGTGTAGGAGGTCTATGCCGGCGGTGTGTTTGGTGTCTGTGATGGCTTGGCCGACGTCGTTGGCTTGTGCCCAGTCGTTGAGGGGCTTTATGTTGAGCCGGCCGTCGGGGGCTTTTAGCCAGATGTGGAACCCGCCGTCGCCTCTCCCTGAGTAATGGCACCGTGATGTTAGGGACCCGTTTGCGTTTAGGAGGGCTTGCCATACGGTGTCGCCGCCGTGCCGTGGGTCGATGTCGAGGACGACGAGGCCTTCAGGGATGCGGCAGCCGATCAGGGCATCCGGGCGGGCCTCCCACCATGCGGCGATGACTGTTTGTTCGGTGGTGGCGTCTTTCATGCCTTTATGTGCGAGGGCACCGATTGGGGCTTTTGTCTTCGGGTCGACGGGGAAGACCTCGAGGCCTTGTTCGGCGTAGTCGAGGGCGTAGTCGATCAACGGGTTCATTGTGCCCGCCCACGGCTTGCACGTGGGGGCCTGCTCGTCGGGCGCTTCATCAGAAGACGTCTTGGGTTAGGTCGGGGCTGGCTGCCTCTGGTGGCGTGTAAACCACAGCGAAGACCCGCATCGGCTTCGGCTTGCCGGTGTCGCGGTTCTCCACGTGTTGGATCTTGATCGTCCCGCCGGCCTCTGGGTTGTGATTTGAGGCCTCTAGAATGCTTCGGCCAAGGTTCGACAGGGGTTTGATCTTGGGCCAGAGCCTCCACATGTCCCCCGATTCGTCTTCAACGGTTAGGCTGATTTGTTCGATGGGTTCGCCGGTGAATGCGGTGCCAGGTTCTGGCTTTGATACGTATTCGATGCGGCCGGCGAGGATCTGCCCAAGCTCGCCCCATTTCCAGGCGGTGCCGCCTGCGTCTTTGTATGAGCTGAGATCAACCATCTTGTTTTGTCTTTCTGTTGGTGTACATGTTGCGCTGGTGAATGGCCCAGGCGGCCCGGCAGGCGTCACAGGGGGCGTCTGGGCGTCGCTGGTGGCGTCTGTAGGCGGCGACGGTGCCGCAAGGCCGGAGCTCTCTTGCCATTAGAGGGTCTCGTATGCGGAGACGATCAGAGCCAGCCTTGCAAGCTCGAGCGACGTCGCTTTGTAGGTCTTCAAGTTGGGCATGGGTGGGTCTAGGCCTTGTGCTTCGGCGAGGACTGAGGCGAGGTGGCTGGGGTTGTTGGTCTGCATCGTTTCGAGGCGGGCACGTAGGGCGTCGTGGTCGGCTCGTGACGCTACGGGCGGCGGCTTGGGGTCCTCGAGCTTGAGTTGCCGAAACGGGGTCTCGGCCGTTTTTCCGAAACCCTTGTTTTTGCGCATGGCGTAGACGTCGAGGGCGAGATCGACTGCGGCGGCGCCGTCGACTAGGTCCACCTCGATGAGCTCCGCTGTGGCTTGCCCGGCGGGTAGCCACAGAATCAGGCCCAGCTCCCACGAGACGGCCGGCATGGCCCCGAACTTGTCGCCGTCCCACGTATGGGTTGCGTTCGCATAGGCGGCGAGCTGGGCGGCGTGGGAGACCAGCGAGAATGACGCCGGGTTGTGTTGCCCTGTCTTTAGGTCGAGCACAACCCAGTCGCCCCTATAGCGGACGTAGCGGTCTGCGCTGCCGGCGATGCGTTTCTCTGGCCAGACGACAAACTGTTCGATCCATGCCGGGTCGATTTCGATGCTGTGTTCGGTGAGGGATTGCCTGTAGGCGTCGAGGTCTGCCGCATACTCGGGGAGCGGCTCGACGGTTTGGCCTCGGTCGATTTGTTCGGTGTATGCGTGTATCGCTGTGCCGGTGTTGGCACCATCCGAGGCCCCGCCGGCGTCCTTGAGCTGGGCCACTAGTTTGTTGAGTTGTTGTTTGTCGTGCCGGTCTGTCGGGTCGAGGGCGGAGACGAGCGCTAGGAGGTCGGGCCGGCGGGCACAACCGACGGCTGTCGTGCGTTGTGCCCATTGCTCGAGGCCGTACGTGTCCTCGATGATCCGGCCGAGCGACGACGGCCGATGATGCCACGCTATTTCGCCTGTGGTCGGGTTGGGGATTAGTGGCCGGCCCCACTGATCGCGGTTAATCATCGGCGCTGGCGATGATTTGGGCTGCGACAACCAAAGCCACGAGGACGCTACCGCCGGCGATGCTATTGCGGAGCCGTTCCGATGCATCGATCCAGCCAAGGGCCTGGTCTGCGCCAACCGCTAGCAACAGAAACAGCACGAACACTACACACTTGGTTTTCAAACTTTCGCTCCCACGTAGATTCCTCAACACCATACACGTGGGGGTCGGCCTGTCAACGTCTACCGGTGGGCCTGTCGTCCAGCCACGCTATGTAGCGGGCTTCTCGCTCGAGCGATTTGGCGGCGAGCTCGAGGGCCTGCGACGTCAGCTCGGCGAGGTCGTCGTCGAGCTTGGCGGTGTCCCTTGAAACGATCTGGCCTTTTGCTAACGCCCCAACGATGGCCATGAACGCTAACCCAAGTAGCCCGGTCGAGCCCCATTGCATTAGCTCTGAGGGTGTTTCGTCGAGTTGTGCGAAGGCGGAGACGGCGAGCACGGGCGCCGTCGCCAGCAATGGGGCGAGCGGGCTCATGTGAACAGTTCCTCGATCTGGTCCAGGAGCTGAATCAGTTTTGCCGACTTTGCCTCTGCCTCGAGCGAGGCGACCTGTGCGTCGAAAGTGTCCCGAGTGCGGCAGGCCGTGGCGTGGTTGCGAAGCGCAACCCAGGACTTGCGGCCAGGCCGATAGTCGGGTTTAGGGGCGTTAGGGAACGCCGTTTTCTCGAACTGCTCGTGCGCCCGCCAGGTCGCCTCGCTCACCGTCGAGTCGATTCCACGGGCGAAGAACCCGGCGTCTCGCAAATACTCCTGCCAGACACCGACGAGAGGGTGAACGTCCCCGGTCTCTAGCGTCGCAAGCTTCTTGTAGACGTCTCTCGAGTCCAGCGTGGAATCGTCCATGTCGTCCACGATACGCCGAGTGCGGTCCACTATGCAGGACCATTCCCGGTCAGTCCAGCACGGGTCGGTGTGGTCCTGCTCTCCGACTTGGCTGTGGCCGTACTGGCCGGCCGTGTTGTCGAATACTGAGTCTCGGTGTGGGCCGTGGTCGGCGGCGCCTCGTGGCCGGCCCAACGGCCACACCGTCGGAATCCCGAGGGTGACGTTGCACCACTGAATCAAGGCGACGATCGTATCGAGTTGTGCGTCGGTGGCTTCTCTGCCTACCCAGCCGACGACCTCAACTTGAATGCATTCCCGGTTGGTCTCGATCCCCCCAGCCAGATTTTTTAGGGCTCGGCTGAAATGGGTGAAACGGTAGTGTTGGTGTAGGGTGCCGTCTGTTTGAAGGGTCAGGTGCGGGATGCCGCCCGAGCGCTTATACCACTCAAACGGGTCTGATGAGCCTTGGGTCTTGTGCCACACCAGTTTCAGGTTTTCGGTGTCGGTTAGTTCGCCGGTGATTTCCCACCCGGGCACGGGCCGCGATTCCGCCGGCGGATAGATGGCGTTCTCGGCAAGCGTTCGGCTCATGGTTCGTCAGGCTTGGCGTCTAGCTGCGCCCGCAAGTCTTCGTTGTCGACCGTGAGGCGTGCGATCTCAAATTCTCTAGGCCAGTTCGTTTGCAGGGTCTGTAGGATCCTGTCTGCGTATGTGGGGCCGGTCATGCCGCCGACTCTAATGCGTCGAGGCGTGCCGTGGCTGCGGCCAACTGTTCGGCCAGACTAGCGACTTTACCGCCGACGACACCTATCAAAGCGGACTCGTTAATGGACCACAAATACTCTTCATCGTTGCCAGGCTTTACGATATATGCAAGCCCTGGAACCTCGACTAGTTCTTGAGCAACGACGCCGTGCTGTGTCGTCCCTGTTTCGATCATCTCAAAGGTGCGCCACCTGATGGCGTCGAACTGTTCGGCCGCCTCTGACGGCCTGATGTTTTCCTTGATCGACGAATCCGATGTCGTGTTAAACCGGGTTCCGCTTGACCCGGTCCCATCGATCGAGCCCACGACGGTTCCGTCGCCTTTCCTGAACTGCATAAAGTCGTCGTTTGTGCCCGGCGAGTTCCCGTTGTCTGCACCAAGATAGATGTTTATGCCGACCTTGCTGGTCGTCGTGTTCTCGCCCGTGTGATTGACTCGCATCACGGTCGCCGTGCTGACGTTGTGTTCGAGGTGTAGCCGATAGTTTGAGGAATCAAAGGTGCCGGTGCCGGCCACCGAAATACCAGCATTGCCGAATTGGATCCGTTTCGTGCCGCCCGTACTGACACCTATTTGGGACGCTGCGACGGAAAAGAATCCATCATCTTGGACTGACGCCCCGGAAAAACTGTAGGCGGGGGCAGCCGCTGTGCCCGAGGCGTTTAGATAAGGCACGGTGGAAGTTACCGCCGCATTGGCGACACGAAAACGCTCCACAGAGTTCGTGGAGACGGCTATCTCGCTGGTGGCTGGCCGCCACCAGCCGGTACCCCGATCAGCAACGAAATTGTATGATGGCGTGGCTTCGATGCCATCCACGTTTGAGATTTCAGCACCAGGAGCGAACGTGTTCAATTCCGCAGCGGTCAACTCTGCGCCTGCAACAAATGCCATAGTGGAACTCCTTAGCCGAGCCGGTTTTGGTCAAGAATACCTAAAACGTCGTTGTTGAGCGTGAACCATCCATAACTCGAGGCTGGCAGAAACGTCCACGTCACCTGCGCATTGTTAGGCGTCGCACTGATACGGCACCCGGCCGACACCAGCGTTTCGGTAGTGCTGCTGCCGCCGGTAGGCGTGAACGTTACGTCGAACAGGTGCCACGCCGGCCGCTCCAAGGCGGTTTGCCAATCCAAATAGTTGCCGTCTGCGAGGTGGCCTTTGACGTGGGCTGTAGAGGTATCAAGCTGGCGCACATCAAACGTCGAGTCAGCGAAACGGTTCGCCCAACTATCTGCGCCATGGTCGGCGTACGTTGCGCCGTCAGCGGTCACCGTGTACGTACGAGCTCGAGCGCCATACTTATCGGCAGACGTTGCGTTGAGTTTGGCCACGTTGTAGCCGGTGTCTACCGTCGTGAGATTGGCGCTGTTCGTTAGTTCTGGCGTGTTGAAACCGCGTGCGATAGTCGCAAACGGCAGGTTTGTGGTGCCAGATTCTGCGAACGTCAGTTTTGCTTCACCCCAGTTCAGAACGCCGACGTCGACCTCCCAGCGCCCGGTGTCACTTGCAGCCGGTAGGGCTGTGAGCATTCCGGCTGTGAGCAGGTTGTTATTGAATACGTCGCCGGCTGCGCCTGTGATCTCGCCTGCCCCCCACTTGTGGCGCGTGTCATTTGCTGACGTCGTTTGGGCGCTGACTGTCCACGACGGCGACGATTGCCCAATTTTGGGTATAGCAGTCACGTTGTCGGCAAGCACAGCTTGGATGGCGGCGGCTGTCGTGCTGCTGGCAAGCGCCGCATAAGCCGTTTTTGGCGTTGACCGTCCAATAATTTGGAAGGCGTCCACTGCGGTAACTGTGACTGTCGAGTTTCGGCCGTCGTCGTTCACCTCGAAGTCGGTGACAACGCCCGAAAACAGTTTGGCGTTCGACGTCGCAACACCGTTCGACACGTCAGCCGAAACGAAAAGGCCACGCTCGAAAAAGTCCCAGGCTGAGTACGTGCCGCCGTTGCCTGGCGTCATCGCTCCGTCGTTGTTGTCAAATGTGACTAACGCCGTGCGGGTGCCGAGCTGCCCGACCGCTGCCCTTGTCTCGGTGAACAGCCCCTGCGTGCGGTTCGTAAAATCAGTCAACGTCAGATCGGTTCCGTTGTCGTAAAACCCGAACTGCACCTTAAATGTGGTTGTGACCGCCATTAGTAGCGGGCCGATCCGATAGCGAGAGGCAACGCGCCACGACGCCGTACGTAGGACTGCAGCGCAGCAACAACGTCATCGCCGCTCGAGCCGGCCGGCATGTTCACCGTGACCGACATCGAGCCCCCGCCGCCTGGGAGCGGAGACGAGCCGGGGGTGCGGTTCAACGGTACGACGGCTTCGGGTCCTGCCTCACCAATGAGCGCCAGCGTGGGTTGGGTCACTATGCCGCCGGTCGCCCCAATACCAAACTTTCCACCGACCCAACCGGCAGCCCCACCGATAGCGCCAGCCCCCGGAATCGCGTCCTTGATAGCGCCAGCGATAGCGCCCGGCGCCGACTTGATGCCATCCACGATCGCTTGGACGAGCTCCACCCCAACATCGAAAGCCTTGTCGACCCAGTCCGACAGGAAAGACCAGTCCCACAGGAGCTTCACGCCGTCGATCAGTGAGCCCACTGCGAGCTTCACAGCCAGCCAAGCTATGTCGACAATGGCGGCAAGGCCATTTAGTACACCCCCGAATATGGCTTCGATGCCATCCCACGCCCTCTGCCAATCCCCGGTGAAAACCCCCACCACGAAGTCAATTAACCCCTGAATTATTTGGACAATATTGCTAATCAGGACGGACACAGGCCCGACCATGGCTGCAAGCGTTTTGACCAGGCGTTCCCCGAATACGTCCCACGCCACCTGCATGATCAGTAACGCCGCTTCCACGATTTCGACAATGGTGTCCAAAACTGCAGAGATCGTCGCTTGTATCTCTGGCCAATTTTCTTTTACCCACTCGACGAGTTGCTCAAATGAGGCCACGACATCGGCGGCGATAGCTTTGACAACAGGCAACACATGTGTCTCGATCCATGCGAACGCCTGAGGTAACCGCTTCTCGAGCACAGGAACAACCTGGGTCATCACGAACATGGCGATCGCTGCGAAAGCCGGCAGAAGCTTTCGGGCGAGCGTCTCCTCTAGCTCCCCCATCGTGGCTTTTAGCTGATTTTGGGACGCCGTGAGTTGGTTACCACCCTCGGCGAACGCGGCCTGCGCATCAGTCGACTTGTCCATGATGAGCTGCTGCGTGGCCAGGGCCTTGTCCATGTTGGTGATGGCGTCTCGGCCGTCGGCTTGCGCCAAATTCATCGCAAGCTGATCAACCTCGGCCTGATTGATCGAGATCCCCAACGCCTTCAGAGAATCACGCTCACCAAGTAGGGCCTTCTGCAGAATCTCTGCTGTTTCCTCTACCCCAAATTGACCGGCCGACCACTCGGACAACGCCCCCGAGAGGCCCACGATCTGCGTCGACATGAGCGCCGCTTCTTGCGCCGTGGCCCCCATCGGCTTGAGTAGATCGCCCGCGTTCGCTGCCAGACCTTGCGCTGCCGTCGACGTGAGGCCCATCCGGCCGGCTACGTCATCAGCCCAGTCCTTGACCGTCGCCGCCGACTCCCCTGAAAACACCGTCGAGATCTTCTTGTCGAGGGAGACCAGCTCCTCGCCGACTGAGAATAGGTGTTTGCCGGCGACGGCGCCGAGGCCGAGGGCGGCCCCGCCCATGATCCCTAATCCTTTTGCAACCTTTTTCGAGGCCCGACCTACGGACTTGGAGAACTTGCCGATTTGGGCCGAGGCCCCGTCAAGCCCGCTCTTGAATTTCTTGGTGTCAGCCGTGATGGCGACAGACAGAACCGCGCTACTTTTGGCCATCAGATGCCCTTAGCCACTTTCTTGATCAGCGATTTTATTTCGGCGTTGTAGGTGTCGATGACTTCTTGACGTCTAGCGTCTAGGGCTTCATATAGGAACGGCTGCGGGCGAATGTTGCGGGCGGACCACCCGAAATGTATGGGGAGAGCGTATGGGACGCCTGACATAGATTTGCGGTTGTTGCCGGCCCGCACCAATGCCTTTGTTTGGAGGCCAGCGCCACGAATCGAGGCCTGTAGCCGGCCGCTACGCACAGGCACCTTGGTTCGTGCAGTGCCCGCCACGTCATCGGCGAGCGCCTTGTGGAGCGCCTTGAGTTGGGTGATGCCGTCGCCGGCAGCCTTTAGGTTCTTGCGTAGTTCCCGGCCGTTCTCGAGGCCAACCGCTGGCTGTGTCATCGTTTGGCCTTTCGGTTCTGTTCGTTGAGGATCGCCCGCAGCGCCCTCACGATTTTGATATCGGCGCCTTCTATTTCCGAGATCGGTTGCCCTGTCGCTAACGCCAACTCGGCTATGCGGTAGCCGGCGCCGTATCTACTAAAGGGGCGTCATCACTCTCAAATTCGAGGTCCTCGAGCTGGTCCATGAACTTGGGGAAGGGTGAGACGGTGCCCCCATCATGGCGCCGCTTCTCCCACGCAAGCCAAGTTAGATACTCGACTTTCATGGACTGAATGGCGGTGATCCCTGACTCGAGTTTATAGTGGCGCTCGAGTGCCAAGATGGTGCCCATGTTCGGGCGCACCGTGAACGGGTCCTCGCCTGTGAGCGTCGCCGTGATCTCGAGATCGATCATCAGCTTGTAGTAATAACGACAGGCCCAGACATCGGCCACGAAACGCTAAACGTTGCCAGGTCGCCCACGGCAGCATCCAAGAAAGGCACCTCGGTCACAAGGCAATCGACGGTGTGCAGCGGGTTCTCTGCGCCGGTAGCGGCAGACGTCCCTTTCAGTGACACTGAAGTAACCGTATTGAGTAGCGTTTGGAGCGTGGCATAGGTCTCGCCTGACGCAAAATCAGACTGGAACTCGATTGAAACCGAACCATCCTGGAGCCCTCCAATACGGGTCACGTTGAGATCACCGAACGCTGTTGTTTGGACGTCGGCGCCCGTCGGGTTCCAGCCCACCGATGTGATGTGGTCGGAAAGATCAACCGAGTTCACGGTCAGAACAAAATCTAGAGCTACAAAAACTGCCATTAGGCTTCTCTTTTCTTGGGTGGGGTGGGGTTGGGTTTAATGTGCCCGCCGGCGATAAGGGCCTCGACGTTTGCGCCTTTTAGGGCGCTGCCGGTTACCTCGTCACCTGGCTCATATCCCGACAAGCGGGCCGATATCACTTTGTATTTCATCGTGCAAAAACCTCTGTCTTGAATCGGGCGCCGACATACTCTGAGTCGGCGAATCGGATGCTGCCGTAGTCGACGGCCGCCGTGCATATAACCGCAGCGGACACGCCGCCAAGGGTCTGGTCGGCTTCGATGGCTACGGGCACCGAATCGGCCCCCGAGATCAGGCCGTCGAGGGTGTCTTGGTTCCACTCCTCGGCCTGGGCTTGGACCAGGGCGAGCACGTCAAAATTGAATTGGATCAGCTGGCCGCCTGTGCCTTGCATGGACTCGTGGTAGCCGGCGATAGGCGACCCTGGAACAATGACGGCGCACGGGGCCACCGTCGCCCCTGGCACCGTTGAATGGACCACGAGGAACGTGTCAAGGGTTCGGAGCCTGACGGCGAGACCGTCCCTGATCGCCGAATAGGAAACCATCAGGCCGTCGCCAGCACTCTGTAAGGCTGCAGGGCAGCAAAAACATCGGGGTCCTGCCGGCTGATCCGCATCGGTCCCCAATCCTGATATCCAGTGGTCAACCCCATGGGGCTGGCCTTGCGCTGGTAGAGCCGCGATGCCAGCATCAGCGCCGCCTGAGACACTGCGTAGGGGACCCCGGTTGGTACCTGTTCGCCGTATGCGGCCGACACTTGCACTGTCGGCCGTTCGCTCATGTACCGGGGCCACGTACCGGACACGTTACGCAAGGCCGTATACGGGCTTATCCCGTTGAATGGTTCCGGGACAAAGTCGGTTGTAGCCGTTAACGTCGTGGCGAACGTCCCGTCGTTGTCTGTATCGGTCTTCACCACTAGGCCCGTGAGCGTCGAGAAGGCGTCGACATAAACGACATATGGCGTTGATGGTCGGAATACTCGAGCCTCGACGGACGTCAACACAAAGGTCGTGTTGCATATGCCGTCGACGATTTCGCCGGCTGCATTCATGGCCGCCGTGAGCGCGGTGTCTTGCGAGGACTCGGCCGACGGGATCCCTAAGTAGTCCTTCATCAACGCGATCGATGTGTAAGCCACTGTCAGCCCTTCTTAGCGGCCGGCTTTTTGCGTGCGGCCCGTGTGCCCTTAGCCTTGACGGGCGCCTTAGCGGCCGCCTGTGGGGCCTCTGGGGCCTTTTTGACTCGTGCCGGTGCCTGTTTGTCCCAAAGTCTGGTCATGGGGTCCCTTTCGGAAAGGCCCCGCCGCCGGCACCGTGGGGAATACCGGCGGCGAGGACAGCTGCAACCGTTTAGAGGGTGGCCGCCATGAGCGTCCCACCGAGCAGGCAGACGCTCGAGGGCTGCCGCACACCGAAGGCGCTGTAGCCGAACGCCACCATCCGCACCGCCAGAGTGCCTGAGCCAACCGAGTCATATTGCACGAACGCCGGGTCGGTCCCCGGTACTTCCCACAGCAAGACATCGTCGGTACGCATGACGATCGCTACGTCTTCGTCCCCGCCGGCCCCGAGATTGATCGGGATGTTCGCGTCGGTGATGACCGGCACGCCGGCCACGGTAAATGACGCTGTGCCGTATCGGGCGAAGTCCCCGGTACCGGTAACGTTGGATGCGGTCACGGCCGATGGCTGGAACAGTGGGCGGTTGTTGGAGTCGAGGCCGCCAGCAATATAAGCGGCGCGCCTTGGGTGCATCACGATCATATCCGGCGGCAAGAAACGGGCAGCGGAAACGGTCCCGATGGCCTTGATCAACTGCTGATAAGTCTCCGCTGCGGTCGGCGAGGCGTCGTCGACGTCGACCAGGCCCACCCCCGACGTTTCAATAATCCCGACGGGTGTACCGCCAGTGCCATCACCGACGAGAATGGTCGAGTCAAGCGCCGTCGAGTATGACATGGTGAGGTCCTCATAGATCAACTGATCTAGGCCGGTACCTCGGTCTATGGCCTGGCGTGAGAGATTTTGCATGCCCGCGACCGTGATCACTGGGTAGGTAAGCAACGTGTCGTCAATCGTGGTGTCAGAAAGGGCCGCATTTTCTGCAGACTGGACTGCGGCTGTCGAGCTCGTGGTCACCCGAGACAGGTTGACAGACATGCCCTCGGCCGGCAGCGGCAGATTGCGGACGACGTTCGCCGTCGGACGGCCCGCCTGCGCCTTTTCAGCGGCTAGCTCCGTTAGGTACTGGGGCACTACTAGGCCGGCGTAATTGCCGGTGTCGCCCGCTGCGCGCCCCTGGACGTCGTCGTGCTCCATCTGGTGGCGCTGCAGTCGTTCGCCAGCCCGGTAATCCCCGAGCGCCTGCGAGCGATACATGTCCGAAAAGAAGCTCTGACCGTTACGGCCGTCGTAGGTCACAGGCTCGGACTTGACCACGACGTTCGCCGACACGGCTGAGCGGTGCTCGCCGTCGTCAGTTGCGGCGACTTCGGCCCGCAACGCTGCGGCCTCGAGGTTCGCCACCTGGATTGATCGGAGCTCGGTGATGCGGCCGTCGAGCTTCTCGGCCCGGGCCTTGAGGTCGGAAAGGTTGAGGTCTTCGGACTCGGTCAGGTCCCGGCTGTCATCAGCTGCACGGGTAACGACGGAGGTCTGAGTCTCGCTGATTTCTGCTCGTTCGGTGACGAGCTGGTCAAGCAATCGCATAGCGGTCTGGCTTCCTTCGGTAAGGGTGGGTTTTACCGGGTGCCAGAAAGGTGCCCCCGTGGGGCGGCGTTTACAGCGGCGCGATGTTCAAACGATTGTAGCCTATTCTAGAAGGTGGCGCCAACGTGCCAGCCTGGGCGCCTGCGCCTTGTCGTCCGGGTCGAAGCGCACCGCCAGCACCTGAGCGCCCTCATATGCCGGGTTCGATACAAAACCGACATGATCGAGGGCGGCCTCGAGCCGCACCACGTGATCGGTGTCGCCTCGGCGTTCGCTGCGGTTCCTGATCGGACGGAAACCCACCGAGAGGCCTGTCACGAACTTGTCACGTGCAAGGCTCGTGGACTCGTCGCCTCTCAATGTGCGGGCCATTTTGAAGTCTGCGAGCAAGCCGTCTTGGCGGTTGGTGAAAGAGACGGCCATGCCGACGGGCATCGCCAGGGTGGTCTCGTGGTTTTGAAACAGCGGGATCCGGTCGCCTCTGGCCTTGACGGATTTATCGAATGCCGCCGGGTCGAAGGACTCGGTGCGGCCGTCGGGCATCGTATACGTGGCATTCCAGGGCACCACTATGCCGATGAGGTGACGGTATTCGTCCTCGAGGTCATCCCTGATCTCGAGCTCGCCCTCGACTGCTCGTGTCTCGATGCTCACCGGTCGGCCCCTGTGTTTGGATCGCGTCCACCTGGCGACGTCTCGGACATGGGCCGGCCGCCCATGGGTGGCCCTGGTATCGGGAACGTCCCGCCGGCGTCGTTCAATAGCTGCCGGGCTTCTGCCGACGTAATCACAGTGCCAACGCCGAGGTAGATCTTCTGCACCATCTCGGCCAGATTGCGTGCGTCGACTGAGTCGGGTGGCAGCTCTGGGAGGTCTTCCATATCCCTGACCTCGGCTGTGCTCAAGAATCCGGCAGCGATGCCGGCGGCGTGAGCCTGGTATCGCTCCAACGTCGACGCCCGTAGCAAGGCGTCAAGGTTGAACCTTGCCCTATCGCCTTCCGGTAGCAACGTCGAGAATCCTTCCTCGAGACGAGTCAGCCAGGGACGAAGGGTGAACTTTACGAACGCCGCAGAGTCCTGCGTCACAGAGCTATACGTGTTGGAGTCCGAGGAAGGAACGCCGACGAGATGCGGAGGCACGCCAAACAGGCTGCAGATTTGGAGCTGGCTGAATCGGCGACTGTCCAGGAGCTCTGAGTCGACCGACGAGAACTCGAGGGGCTGATACTTGACGCCTCCCGACAGGACTGCCGGCCCACGTTGGCGGCCACCGTTGCCAGCAATGAACGACGCTTTTAGCTGGGCCGCCTGGTCAGACGTGACCTCATTCTCGGAATGCAGAACACCGTCGGGGAGCGAAGCTTGGGTGAACGTGTTGGCTGCGTACTGGTCGCCAGCTAACGATTGCGCTATGGCCTGACGGTTATATGCCAGAGGCCCAGCGCCGACGAAATGGCCCGGCAACGTGAATCCCTTAATGTGCAAGATGTCCTGTGGGTCGATGGTTGTACGGCCGGCCACCCGGTACACCAACCGGCCCTCCACTAGCCGAACCGATACGGCCTCGGGATCGAGCAACACCATCTTGGTCGGGAACCCGAGGGCATCCCGGGCTCCAATCAGGGCGTACATGTTGCCGTCGATCAGTAGTGACAGGGTGGCCGCTGCCATAAACTCGGCACGTGTCCGGCCCGTCTCCGGGTCCGATAGCACCGAGGGCGTCGGGATACGTTCGCCCGCCCGTGTCGAGTACAGCGGCAGCGTGCCGATCTGGTCTGAGATCATCTGGACGCACCGTTGTGCGGTCACATAGCTTAGGAGCGTGTCCCGGTTGACCGACATAGGGCCGGTGAGGGGCTGCGGTAGAGGCGTGCGGCCTGGGAGCTGCCAACTGTCAGCCCTGGTCTCGGCGCTTCGCTTTAGAAGCCGGCCGATCATTTAGCGTCGGCCTCAAGAGCGGCGGCAACGACAACGATGGCCAAGCCGAGGACGACGCCGGCCACAGCGAACCCGGCGAGCCAGGCGGTGGAGGCGATGGCAAGGGCCAGGCCGACTAGTTGTGCAACGGTGTAAAGCATTCAAAACACCTGAGGGGTCGGGGTCGGAGCAGACGAGAGCGCTCCCCACGCCGCAAGGCTAGCAGCCACCAATGGCGTTATGGGAGATTCATCAGACGTTCGTTTCCATGCCCAGCGGTCCCCGAGGCGTCGCCGTGTAGCCGACGCTACAGCATCCGTCAGGATTGGGTCGCCTAAATGCTGGAGCTGGCCGTCTTGCACCGCGTCGTAGAACGTGGCACACGCTGCGGCGTAATCCCTCCCGCCCACCTCGAGGACGTCGACGCCGGCCAGGTGGGGCAGCAATGATGCCGCCGCCGAGCCGACATCGATTGTTACGGTTGTGTTCCAACGTTTGGCCAGCTCGACAAGGCGGGCCGCTACCCAGCCGACGCCTTGCCTGTGATCCACGAGCTCAACAAAGTACTTGCCATCCGGGCCGATAGATGCTATGGCGATGCTCGACCAGTCCCTCGACGGTTGCACATCAACCCCGATAGCAAGCTTCTCACCATGCACACCATCCAGGCACACCAACCGGCTGAACGCTGCGACGTCGAGGGCGTAGTCGGCCGCATCCAGCGGCCAACGGTTTAGGATTTCCCGGTCGAATAGCTCCGCCGACATCGTCCCATGGAAGTCGGTAACAGCGTCGATGGTCACCCCGGCCGATTCGTAGAGTGTCGGGATCGCCCGACGCCACACTTCTGGGTCGTCGGGGTCGTCACCTTCGGCGGCAGCCCATTCAAACCAAGCCAACGACGGGGACTCACCGGCCCGGCCGAGATCCCGGAAATGGCGAAGCATCGCGCTTTTGTGTGTGCCAGCGTTCGACAGTATCCACAGCTGCGCATCGGGCCTGGTGGCCATCGTCGGCTGTAATGCCCCGATTAGTTCCATACTGTGGCTCAGCGCCTCGTCGATGACCACGAGATCTAGGGTCAATCCTCGGGCGCCTTCCCTCGAGGGTGTCACCACCCGGAACGTGCCGCCGTTGAGGCCGAGCACCTCGGAGCCGTTCGCCCGCCGCTCGTGGTCGAACCTCGAGCCGAACGCCGGCCGCAACATCTCTACGGTGGCCTCCCACTTCAAGCGGGCCATGCCCCGATCCTGCGCTGTGTATGCGACGTGGCGACCTGCCAACAGCTCGAGGCCGATGCGGGCTGCCGCTAAGGCCGTCTTGCCATTCTGACGGCCCACGCTGACGCCAACCGTGCGGTAAAGGTAGCAGCCGAACTCGTCACGCTCGAGCGCCACGTCGGCCACTTGGCGTTGCCACCCGTACAACGGCAGCCCCATCAACTCGGCGACCCGAGCCAGCCGGCTGCCGTTCGACACGGCATCGCTGGCCGGCGTCGCAAACAACGCCGGCGGGCACGTCATCTAACTTTCCCAAGGTTATGGAGGGCCACCAGAGCTGGGGCGCCCATCGCTGCCAATAAAACCGGGTAGCTAATGCTGTGGTTATTGGCGAAATTGAACCGAGGCGGAACATGTACGCCGTCGGCTTGTTCCCATAGCGTCGCAAACCATGCCGACTTAGCGCACGGCAGCAGTGCTATACCGTCACCGTGCGCTAAAAAGCGATGAACCCATCGGGTGCATTCGCTATAGGGCGGGTTCATCCAGACCCGGCCGAACCAAGGTTGAGTAAAGGCGTCGTCGCACTTCGTGTAGTAGCTCGCCGCTGGGATATATGGCACACCGCCAGCAGGCGCAGCTACGTCAAGGTCAAACGTGAGCCCGAGCCGGTCAAATATCCAGCGAGGCGTAAAAACGTCGTCGCTTGTCTTAGCGGTTTGGTCCGCCCCGAATAACGCCTGCTGCAGTAGGGCCATTATTTAGAGAGCTCCGCTATCAATTGATCAAGGGCGTCGTCCGATTCGACTGCCAAACCGCGTGCGATACTCAACAGAACAGGCACGAGTTGCCCTAGTTGGCCCGAACCCTCCCCAGTAGCCTCGATTTCGTCCCACCGATCGGCCAGTCCCCGCAGCGCCGCACAGGTGACAGGATCACCGGGCGACAACTCCAGGAGCTCGTCGGCGGCTCGGCGGTGACGGCCTACCATGTCCGACTATTTTTCGGCCTTGGCCTTGCCCGTTCCCGTGCGAGCTTGGCGCCCCTCGAGGCGTTACACGGGCCACACGACGGCACAAGCCGGCCGACCCAATCAGCGGGATCATTAAACGACGCCAGCGAAGGCACGTGATCCGCTTGCGTAGCGGGCTGGCTACGGCACCAAACGCACATCGGCCCGTCGGCCAAAAGCTCGAGCCGGTCCAATTTGTGGCGATGATCGTATCCGGTCACCCGTTTACTCTATCCCACCCCCCCGATATCGGGGAGATATCGAG